TATGGTATAATATTTGTATAGGGATTAAAAAGTAACTAAGAAGGTGATGGACTCTTATGTTGCTAAGCAGGAATCTGCACAGTTGATACAACGAATGTATAAGTTAACTACTAACAGATACTTACAATAAGTACTTATAATATTTAACTTAGTAAGTTCTTAACTTATACGTTCCTTTAAAGTACTTTAAGCATAGATGTTTTGTCTATCTTAAGGATGTCTCCCTAAGAAAGGATAAAGACAAATGGAAGAACAAGAAGTTAAACGTAAAGCAGGAAGACCAAAGAAGTCTGAGCTTACGGAAATTAAAGAAAGTAGATCAGTAGGTCGTCCTAAAGGTGAGGCTGCAATTATCAATGAGTATAAGCTACGTATGCTTAACTCACCTAAGAGTGCTAAGGTCTTAGAGGCCATTTACGATGCAGCTTTGAACGATGAACATAAGAACCAAGCTGCTGCATGGAAACTGATTGTCGATAGGATTGTACCTGTGTCTGCCTTTGAGACTGCAAAGCAGGGCGGTGGTGGAATGCCTACTATCTCAATCAATATATCTTCAGTAGGTACTCCTACGGTTGAGGCAGTAGATGACATTCTTGATGTCGAGCCAAAGGATTATTGATGAGCTACTACACATACGCACATTTTACAGCAGACACCAAAGAGCTGTTCTACATTGGCAAAGGCCACTACAGAAAAGACCGACCACAGGCCACAAGAGCCGCTTCTTCTAAAGGTAGAAATAAGTACTGGAACAACATTGTTAAAAAACATGGTGGTTTTACGTATGAAGTCCTTGCTGAGTGGAAAACAGAAAAAGAAGCCTTAGATCATGAAATGTTTTTAATTCCTCTTTTTAAAGAGATGAACATTCGTTTGTGTAACCTTACAAATGGTGGAGAAGGCTTGTCAGGCTGGCATCATACTGAAGAACATAAAAAGAAAATGTCGGAATTACAAAAAGGTAACACTTATTGTAAAGGTAAGAAACTAAGTAAAGAACGAGTAGACGCTTTAAGCAAACTTCATAAAGGAGTTCCAAAAACAAAGGAACACCGTGAAAAACTTAGCAAAGCAAGAACAGGTATTAAAGTTCCTTCCACATGGAAACAAATACATTGCATAACAACAAATGTTGTTTATCCTTCTTTAACAGAGGCCGCTTTAGACACAGGATGTGATCCCTCTCATATTGTAAAGTGTTGTAAAGGCAAGCTAAAACAAACAAAAAAGAAGGAGTTTGAGTATGTCAGCAGTTGACTTATCGTTTAAACTCCTAAACTGGCAACAAAAAGTATTTAATGACCCTTCACGCTTTAAAGTCGTAGCGGCAGGGCGACGATGCGGTAAGTCGAGACTGTCTGCCATCAAGTTGTTAATTGAAGGGCTTAACTGCCCTATGGGTTCTGCGGTAATGTATGTAGCACCTACGCTTGGGATGGCTCGGACAATTATGTGGGATTTACTTCAAGACCTTGGAAGACCTGTAATTAAGTCTTCTCACTTGAACAACTTAGAGATCACTTTAGTCAACGGACGAAAGATTTTACTACGAGGCGCTGACAACCCAGACTCTTTACGGGGTGTGTCGTTAACCTTCGTGGTTCTTGACGAGTGTGCTTTTATTAAAGAAGATACTTGGCAAAAGATTCTTCGAGCTGCCCTTTCCGACCAAAAAGGCAGAGCCTTGTTTATCAGTACCCCTAGCGGACGTAACTGGTTTTACGATACGTTTAAGCTAGGTAAGGATGGTGCAGATGAGGAATGGAAATCTTGGCATTTCACCACCCAAGACAACGAAACCATCGACCCTAAAGAGATCGAAGCAGCCAAACGAACATTGAGTAGCTTTGCCTTTAAGCAAGAATACTTATCCAGCTTTGATACTTCAGGTTCTGACATCTTCAAAGAGCACTGGATCAAGAAAGGCCCTGAGCCTAAGGATGGTTCATACATCATCGCCATTGACTTGGCAGGCTTTGAAGACATTGCCGATGGCTCCCAGAACAAGAAGAGACTAGACGAATCAGCTATCGCTGTGGTCAAGGTATCAGACGATGGTACTTGGTGGGTTAACAAGATTGAGCATGGACGATGGGACATTAAAGATACGTGTATGCGTATCTTGAAGAACATTAAAGAGTTCCAGCCGTTATCGGTAGGTATTGAGCGAGGAACAGCTAAGAACGCTGCCTTGACCATCCTACAGGACATGATGAGGCAGTATAACACCTTCGCTCATATCCAAACACTTACTCATGGTAACAAGAAGAAGACAGATCGTATCATCTGGGCCTTACAAGGACGGATGGAGCACGGTAAGGTCATCTTGAATGAGGATGGTGATTGGGCTGACTTTGAAGACCAGCTCCTTATGTTTCCCACCAAAGGCGTACATGATGACTTGGTGGATGCTTTAGCGTATATTGAACAACTGGCCCTTAACTCGTTTGTCCCTGATTATGAGGATGATGAGTATGAGGTTTATGATAATATTTCGGGCTATTAGCCCTTTGAAAGGATTTTAAAATGGCTACATCAATGGCAGGTCAACGCAAGACGATGACTAAAGCAGAATTAGATAAAGACAAAGCTTCTCAAGAAGAGCGTATTAACCGAAATAGTGAAGTTTTGAAAAAGGCAGAAGCTTTAGACACAGGTAAAGGTTCTTTGGGCGCTGCTCTAAAAGAGTTTGGCGGAATGGCTAATAAAGGCTTGAACAAAGACTTAGAAGAAATTTCAAAATTTCGTAATGCAAATAGCCGCGAACAGTATATGCACGAAAAACAACAAGGCGACCCCAGCGCTAATCGTTTGTCTTTTGAAGACTGGAAAAAACTTTAAAGGTTTCCAATGGATAACTTAGAACAAAGTCAGTATGACGAACCCACAGAGTCGGACAAGGAACTGACTGATTGGGTTGTCTCACACACTGACAAGTGGCGTGATTACCGCGACCAGAACTACCTGACTGACTGGCAAGAGTACGAACGTATCTTCCGTGGTCAGTGGGCTGCTGAAGACAAGACCCGTGATAGTGAGCGTAGCCGTATTATCTCCCCTGCCACACAGCAGGCAATTGAGACACGTCACGCTGAGATCATGGAAGCTATCTTCGGTCAAGGTGAGTGGTTTGATATTGAGGATGACATTAAGGACGCTAACGGTAATCCCGTGGATGTCGAGATGATCAAAGCTCAGTTGATGGAAGACTTTAACCGTGACAAGATTAAGAAGGCTATTGACCAGATTGAGTTGATGGCAGAAATCTATGGTACGGGTATTGGTGAGATTGCTGTGAAAACCGAGAAGGAGTACGCTCCAGCTACTCAGGCTATCCCCGGAGTACAAGGTCAAGCAGCTATCGGTGTGTCCGAGCGCGACCGTATCGCTGTAAAGCTGATCCCAGTTAATCCTAAGAACTTCCTGATTGATCCTAACGCTACCTCCTTAGATGACTCTATGGGTTGTGGTATCGAGAAGTTTGTTTCGATTCACAAGGTCGTTGAAGGCATGGAACGAGGTATCTACCGTAAGGTAGACATCGGTACTGATGGCCCAGATGACGACATTGAAGCAACAGACGAAACAGTTAACTTTCAAGATGGCCGTGTACGTCTGTTGACCTATTATGGCTTGGTTCCTCGTGAATACTTGGAGCAGTTGGAGAATGAAGACGGAGAGGTTGCTGACCTGTTCCCTGAAGACTCTCTTGCTGATGAATACGCCGAACTGGTAGAAGCTATTGTTGTTATTGCTAACGGCGGTAAGCTCCTGAAGGCTGAGGCTAACCCTTATATGATGAAGGATCGTCCTGTCATGTTGTACCAAGACGATACAGTCCCCGGACGTGTATGGGGTCGTGGTACAGCGGAGAAGGCCTACAACATGCAGAAGGCCATTGATGGTAGTTTGCGTATGGACAGTGATGCCCGTGCTCTTACAGCCGTCCCTATGATGGCGATGGACGCTACCCGTCTGCCTCGGGGTGCTAAGTTCGAGGTTAAGCCCGGTAAAGCATTTCTGACCAACGGCGATCCTAATCAGATCATGATGCCTTTGCGCTTCGGTGCTCCTGATAACTCATCTGTGATGGCTTCTCAGAACTACGAACGCCTCCTCTTGCAGGCTACAGGTACTGTTGACAGTGCAGGTATGCCCTCAGCAGCTCCCCGTGACGCTGGTGCAGGTGGTATGTCGATGGCAATGGCAGGCATCATCAAGAAATACAAGCGTACATTGACGAACTTCCAAGAAGATTTCTTGATTCCGTTCATCAATAAAGCAGCTTGGCGCTACATGCAGTTTGACCCTGAGCGTTACCCCTCTGAAGACGTCAAATTCATGCCTACAGCTACCTTGGGTATCTTGGCTCGTGAGTTTGAACAGCAGCAATTCATTGCTTTGTTGCAGACACTAGGCCCAGACACTCCTGTGTTGCCTCTGATCCTTAAAGGTATTGTACAGAATAGCTCTTTGAGCAACCGTGCAGAGCTTATTACTACTTTGGAGCAGATGTCACAACCTAATCCTGAGCAACAACAGCAGCAACAGATGCAGCAACAAGCTGTTATGGCTAAGTTACAAGCTGATTTGGCCTTGTTACAAGCTCAAGTTCAGAAGACTAACGCTGAAGCACAGCAAACAATGGTTGAAACTCAGCTTATGCCTGAAGAGTTACGTGTAAAGGTGGTGCAAGCCGCTGCTACAAACCTTGATCAAGACGCTGACTTTGCTAAACGTATGAAGCTTGCTGATTTGATGCTGAAAGAGAAAGATATTGACTCAAACGAGCGTATCGCTATCGCTCAGATGCAGAATCGTCAGCCTAAATAAACATTAAGAAAGGAGTTTCCCCTCATGGATAAGGAACTTCAAGTGTATTACGAAGAAACTTTCTCAACAATGTCCACTCAAGGGTGGGCGTTCTTGATTGAGGACTTCACAAAGTTAAAACAAGAGCTAGAAAATATCCGCACGGTCAAAGACGCACAATCTTTATCTTTTCGTCAGGGCCAACTGGATATCCTAGACCTTATTTTAAATCGCAAGAAGACTTGTGAAGAAGTTTATGAGCAACTGTTACAGGAGGCACAATAATGCGCCGTATGTTTGAGTTTGTTTGTGAAGATGGACACATCTCTGAAGCATTAGTTGACGAAGACTGTAGGGAACTCGCTTGTCGAGCCTGCGGTAAGAACTCAACAAGAATTGTTTCCATTGTTAGGTGTAACTTGGAGGGCATCACAGGTGCTTTTCCCGGTGCATATGACGCATGGGAACGTAAACGAAGTGAGAAGCTGGCGCAAGAGAGGAAATCCTCTTACGCTCAACCAGAGTAATCACTGCAAACCACGGGTAGATACGCTAGTATCCACATTTCATAGTCCTATAATCTCAAAGAGAGACAGGAAAATAATAGTATGGCTTTAATTGACGACGACTCGTTTGATCCAACATTGGACACGATCACAGATGAACAAACTCAAGAGATTCAGGATACACCTGAGCAAACTCAAGAGGTTGTAGTAGAGAATGTAGTTCCTGATAAATACAAAGGTAAAGCCTTTGAAGACATCGTAAAGATGCACCAAGAAGCTGAAAAGATGATTGGTAGGCAAGCACAGGAAGTACACGAAGTACGTTCATTAGCTGATCAACTACTGAAACGGCAACTCGAAAGCGATAAAGTACAAACTGTTGAAAGTGCGCCCGAAGTAGATTTCTTTGAGAACCCTCAAGATTCTATTAAACGTGCAATCGAAAACAATCCCGCAGTCTTGGAAGCTAAACAAGCTAACCTTGAGCTTAAACGGATGAAGACAGCGCAGCAGCTGGCAACCAAACACCCTGATATGCAGACTATTGCTAACGATAGTGGCTTTCAGGAATGGGTGAAAGCGAGCCCTGTACGTCTTAGCCTTTACGCTAAAGCAGATGCCGAGTTTGACTTCAGTTCAGCGGATGAACTCTTGAGCACATATAAGGAACTGAAACAGGTTCGCAACAACAACGTACAAGAAACAGGTAAGAAACAGCAAGCACAAGCCCTTAAGGCCGCTAGCGTGGATACAGGTGGTTCTGGCGAAGTTGCAAAGAAAGTATATCGTCGTGCGGATTTAATCCGTCTTAAAATGACTGACCCAGATCGTTATGATCAGCTACAACCCGAAATCATGGCTGCTTATCAACAGGGTCGAGTTAAGTGAGCTTGCTCACGTAAGTAATTTAATCTTTTAATTGAAATTCTAGGAGTATTCAAATGGCTTTAGGTACTAATCACGTTACCGTTACAACCGCAGCAACCTTCATTCCAGAAATCTGGTCTGATGAAATCGTTGCGGCTTACAAAAAATCCCTCGTCATGGCTAATCTGGTCAAGAAGATGAGCTTCAAGGGCAAGAAAGGTGACACCGTTCACATTCCTTCGCCTACCCGTGGCACCGCTTCCGCTAAGACTGCTGGCAACCAAGTTACCTTGATCGCTGCAACTGAGGGCGAAATCCTTGTTAACATCAACAACCACTTCGAGTACAGCCGTGTTATCGAAGACATCGTTGAAGCCCAAGCTCTGTCGAGCCTGCGTAGCTTTTACACTGATGACGCTGGTCACGCTCTGGGCAAGCAAGTGGACACCACTTTGATCCAGTTGGCCCGTGGTGCTCGTGGCGGTAACGCTGCTAACACTGCTTACACTGGCGGTATCATCGGTTCTACTGGCGCTGCTTACACTTCCGGCACTTCCAACGCTGCGGCTATCGCTGACGCTGGTATCCGTAAGGCTATCCAGTTGATGGACGACCAAGACGTGCCTATGGATGGCCGTTCGTTGGTGGTTCCTCCTGTTGCTCGTAACAGCATGTTGGGCATCAACCGCTTCACCGAACAAGCCTTCAAAGGCAACGGTTCTACCTTGATGAACGGTGAATTCGGCGATGTGTACGGCGTTAAAGTGTATGTGTCCACCAACTGCGATACCGCTGCTGGTAACACTGCTACTGACCGTGTTGCTTTGATGTTCCACCGCGATTCGATGGTGTTGGTTGAGCAGATCGGTGTGCGTTCGCAGACTCAGTACAAACAAGAATACCTCGGTACTCTGTTCACTGCTGACACCCTGTACGGCGCTGCTGAACTGCGTGACTATAGCACAGTTCCATTGATCGTTACTGCTTAATAACTAAGTAGATTTAGGGAGGCCCTTCGGGGCTTCTCTTTTCTTTACTACTTATTATCCATGAGTAATAAATAAAGGAGAATAGACATGGTACGCTTTAAGATGGTGGGTAACGATAACCCTTATGCAGTTGCTGAAGTTATTGAAGAATGTAACATTCATAGTTTCCGTACTAACCCTGAGTGGGAAGAAATTATCGATGTTTCTGAGCCCGAGAAGGCAGTAATTAAAATAGTTAAACAAGTTAAGAAGACTAAGGAAAATGTATGACCATCTTTCGCGGCCCAGGAGGCACAGGCAGTGCTACTTCTGATTCGGATACTACCGAATTCCAAGAGTTCTTGGTTCAGTCTCAAGCTGCTCGTGATGCTGCTCAGGCTGCTCAAGCCGCTGCTGAGGCTGCTGAAGCTGCCGCTGAAGCTGCTGCCAGCGATGTAGACGAGGGTGTTGTTGCTTCCGCTGCTTCTGCTACGGCTGCCGCTGGTTCTGCCTCTGCTGCTGCAACGTCAGCTACTAATGCTTCTTCGTCTGCCTCTAGCGCCGCTACCTCGGCCACTAACGCAGCCTCTAGCGCATCTTCTGCATCCACTTCAGCTTCTTCAGCGTCTACGTCTGCGACGAATGCGGGAAACTCCGCTACAGCCGCTGCTTCTTCGGCTACGGCTGCCTCAGCATCTGCGAGCGCTGCGGCCTCTAGTGCTTCTACGGCAACTACTCAAGCTTCTAACGCAGCAAGTAGCGCATCCTCGGCTGCTACCTCAGCTAGTACAGCTACTACGCAAGCTTCTAACGCAGCCTCTAGTGCCTCTGCTGCCTCCGCATCAGCCACTGCTGCCTCAGCTTCTGCTACCAACGCTGCTTCTTCGGCTTCGGCAGCGGCCTCTAGCGCTACATTAGCTGCCACGTACACACCTTCACAGACAGGTAACTCAGGTAAGTACCTTACTACCAACGGTACAGTTACTTCTTGGGCTGCTGTTGATGCACTGCCAGATCAAACAGGCAATGCAGGTGAGTACCTAACCACTAACGGCACTACAGCTTCTTGGACAGCTTTGAATACAGATGCCAATACAACCACCAAAGGCTTGTATGAGAACAATAGTGTCATCTCGGCTAACTACACAATCACAGCAGGCAACAATGCAATGAGTTCTGGTCCTATCACGGTTAACAGCGGTATCACTGTTACTGTACCTAGTGGCTCTCGTTGGGTTGTACTCTAAAGGAATTTATATGAGCGTAGTAATTAACGGAACAACAGGTATCACCAACGCCTTGATCTACATCGGCCTGTCTCTAGCCATCACCTACGGCCTGTACGTGTTCTACGCAGCAGTCATGAACATCAAGCGCGTACGTGACATGGGCAAGCTTACCACGCTGGGCATGGCTTTCGGTTATCCCACGCTGGTGATTGGCCTCATCCTTGATCTGCTCGTCAACGTGTTCGTGATGACGATCATCTTGCTGGAAGTCCCCCAAGAGTGGACAGTCACCTCACGCCTGAAACGCCATCACGTTGAATCGACAGGCTGGCGCTTGGCTGTAGTTAAATTCTTTGAGCCCGTGCTCGACCCGCTGGACCCGTCTGGCGACCATGTTTAAGGAGACGTTGAATGTCTAAAATAGCCCTCTCTGGCAGCGCCCTCGGAACAGGCACGTTCACAATTGCCAGCCCGAACGGAAACACTGACCGCACCATCAACCTGCCAGACTCCAACGGCACGATCCTGACCACTGCAACAGCGGGTGTGCCTGTGAACGGCCCTGCGTTCAGTGCTTATGCAAGCACCGGCCTGTCAATTACAGGCAACGTGTCTACCAAAGTCGTTCTTGACTCAACTAACTTTAACGTGGGAAGTTACTTTGATACAACCAACAAACGGTTTTTACCGTTGGTCGCTGGCTATTACCAAGTTAATTTTTCCGTTGAAGCTGGAGGTACGGCCTCTGGTTATTATGTCGCTCAATTGAAAAAAAATGGATCAATTGTTGCGCTTGCTGCAAACTTTCCAACTGACGCTTCTTTTGGCCCTGTTTCTGCTGGCGCAACTCTCGTTTATATGAACGGCAGTACCGATTACCTTGAGATGTATATTCAATCTTCCGCGAGTAGAACAATAAATGGTGGATCAACTACTGCCATGAACGGCTTCCTTGCACGGAGCGCAACATGACCTTATACGAACGCATCCGCACCATCTACCCTGAACTCACAGACCGTGACTTCATGACCGTCATCCGCTTGCAAAACGATTCTGACGGCAAAGGCGACTACATTGCCGCATGGGATCACCCCACACTGGCACGACCAACTGAACAGGAGCTTGCATGAGCAACTTAGAAGTCAACACAATCAATGACGCTTCAGGCGGCAGCAATGCGGTCCTGTATGGGGTGGCATCTCCACCCAATAGCATGGGATTTAGAAACAGAATAATTAATGGCGAAATGCGGATTGACCAGCGTAATGCTGGGGCGAGTGTGACGCCTACCATAGATTCAACTTATACGCTTGATAGGTGGCACTGCCGTTTAACGCAACCATCCAAGTTTTCAGTGCAGCGAAATGCGGGTTCAGTAACGCCACCAAGTGGATTCACAAATTATTTGGGGGCGACTTCCGCTTCTGCTTACGCCCTGCTTGCTTCTGATTTTTTCCTTCTTGCGCACACCATTGAGGGATTAAATATTTCTGACCTTGGGTGGGGCACAGCATCGGCACAGCCAGTAACGCTTTCGTTTTGGGTAAGATCTTCTTTAACAGGCACGTTCGGGGGTGTCGCTTACAACGCCAGCGGAGCCAGAAGCTACCCGTACACTTATACGATCAGTGCTGCAAACACCTGGGAATTTAAGACAGTTGTTATTCCGGGGGACACTACCGGAACTTGGGCCACTGGTAACAGCACAGGTATTACCGTAAACTTTTCTCTCGGGGCCGGGGCTACGGTTTCTGGGCCTTCTGGAGCATGGGCAGGGTCGCTATACCGTTCAGCCACAGGCGCAACCTCTGTAGTCGGCACAAACGGAGCCACCTTCTACATCACAGGCGTACAGCTTGAAGCTGGTAGTGTTGCTTCACCGTTTGAGCGCAGGGACTACGGGCGTGAGTTGGCGATGTGCCAGCGGTATTACTGGAAAACTTTTGACGGAGCAACTGGAACCGCACCGGGTGACTCTGGCGCAGTGTACTCAGGCACAAACACCAATACTTCTACATCTTTTGATATGCGGGTTGTTGTGCGAAACCCCGTGATGATGCGATCTGCTCCGACTGTTACTTTGGCAAACCCGACTCAAACTTGGGGAAATACAAACTGGCGAACAAGTAGTGATTCTGGAGATGTTGCTTCTGTTGCCGGAAATATAAACACACAAGGCTTTGTTGCTGCCTTAACTGCTGTCCCTGCACAACAGTGGGCCAGAGGGCATTTGCAAGCATCAGCAGAACTCTAAGGAACCGCCATGTACCAACTTCTTCAAGACACACCAATGGGCGCATCCACCTGCATCAAACGCATCGCTGACAACGCCTTCATCCCCTTCGATCCTGCTAACTCAGACTACGCCGAGTACCTGAAATGGGTTGAAGCCGGGGACACGCCT